ATGGCAAAAAACGAGTTGCAGGAGTTTTTAGCGAGGCATTTCCCCACTTTGATCAATCGCTCCGAGATACCTCTTTCTGGGCTGATTTACGTGGCTCCTTTGGAGTCCCGCAGGGTGGGCATCGAAGTTCCGACGGAAGCGCGACAGCAGATGCTAACGGGTCGAGCGATTGTGCTAACGGAGAACGATCTTAAGATTCCCGTCGGGTCTGTTGTTCGGCTTGGTCAGGTGAGTCTTCTCTATAAGCTCGATATTTCACAAACAAATGCTGGTCCCCGATGGATTGTAAATCCTGACAGTCAATTTATTGGAGATAATTTCGATAACAAACCATTCTTAATGTATGTTCACCCGTATCAAATCCTTTCTTACTTCACCGACTATCAAGGTTCTGATCTTAAAGATACGCTACGGGAGTTTTAAGTGGAGTGATGTAACTTGCTACCTGATGGGGGAGTACCGTTACTTTCTCTGGAACAATGCTCGCTGGCTTCTTCGCGATCATATTAAGGAGCAGATTTACAATCGCTTTATTCTGGCCGATCATTATTGCCTGGCCCAGGGGGCTTGTAAGCATTGTGGCTGCAAGATGCCTGACCTACTGTTTTGCGATCGAGCCTGTGATGGTAATTGTTATCCAAAGCTAAAAACAAAAGCAGAATGGAAGATTCAGTCTTTGACTTCGGAAAGATAAAGGTCGGCCAATCGGTTACTGGTGAGTTCAGCCTTGATATGGGCAACTACAGAGCTCAGGTTGGATGTGGTAGCTGTACGGTCATAAAATCGCTCAAGCCTAACAGGATTGAGTTTGTGTTTACGCCTACTGCTACTGGCATACAACAGAAGACGATTACAGTGATTGATGATGCGAGAAGTGTTACCAGGGTGCTCACCTTTAAGGCTGAAGTGGTATGATTGATATCGTTCTTTACGGGGATGGAGATGTTGAGTTGAGTCCAGAGGCTCATCTGCATAAGCCCTTTAAGGATATCCTTGATCGGGACGATACCGTCACAAAAACGCGGGCCAGGCGTGAGTTTATGTACATATTCCTTACCAAGGACCCGCGAAGCAGTCTATCGGTTTACCCTCCTAGCACTCGAATATCAAAGGCGGCGGTAATGGTCTATGGCAAGGAATTTAAGCCAGACAGAAAGATCCAGGCTGCTTCCGATTATTACGAGCAGATGCTCAAGGAGACGAGCCCTACGTATATAATGTGGGAGGCTGCCAAGTCGGCCATGGATAAGCTCAGCTCGATAATGCGGTCGACTGATTGGGGCGATGACTCTCCTTTTACGATTAAGGAGTTCTCGGCCTACATCAAGGAGATTGATGCGATGGCTTCAAACTTGCGTTCACTGGAGGCCAAGGTCAAGGAGGAGGCTACTGCTGCTCCCAAGCTGAAGGCCCAGCAAACGGTAAATTACTTTGAGCAATGAAAAAATTTAGGATTGACCAGGGCGAAATACGATCAAGGCCTCTGCTTTGGGGGTTGCGCTTTGCGCCTAACAGAATGTCCGTCGACGTCATGTTCGATGAATTCAAAGACGAGGAGAAGTTTGACTGGCAATGGCATCGCCTGTGTGGCCTTTTATTTTTCGACACAAGCGAGACGGGGATCATGTTTAGGAACAATCTGTTAACGAAGCGAATCGAGCTCTGTGGGTATTATAAGGCGGCAAATGGCGAAGTAAACCTCAGTGATTACTGTCCCTTTCCCCTCAGGACCTTTTGCTTCATAGAATCTGTTATATTGGATGACTTCATTGCTCTCAGGTTTTCCTGTAACAACGGTGTATACATACGAAAGATAGACCAATCGATTCACACGTCTGGTCCAGCGTTAATCCTTGGTCCCAAAATGAGCACGCCTTTATCAGTTGATGTGGTTGTAAACATAGATATGAATGTTACATGAGGAATCCAGACGGGATATGGGTTAATACGGCGTATTTCAGCGAGGCCGCTTCTTATTACAAGAAGCACGGAAGGTACACCGACTTGATGCCTAACTCCCAGGAGTGGATTGATTGGTGGCAGCAGGAGCTTGATCGTTGCAGGAACGGATACACTGTTGCTGGTGCTCATATAACTGGCAACCATTACTTTTACCTCAACTACTCGCCAATCAAGCGAAAAGACAGGTCTGGGAAGCGGGCCGTAAGTAAGCGGATTGACTTTCCAGACTTCTATGATGGGGACTATGATTACTTTCATCTCATTGAGATCGCCAGGTGGGGTACAACCCCCGAGCGGTTAAAGGAGCTTCAGCTATCCGTCACGCCTTTATATCTTGAGGGAGGTAAACATTTGATTATAGCAAAGGCTCGCAGGAAGGGGTTTAGTTACAAGAACGCAGCTTTGGTTGCGAATACGTACAACTCCATCCGCGAGTCTTTGTCTATTGTGGGGGCCTGGGACGAGAGTTTTTTGTTTCCCGACGGTACTATGTCTATGGTCCATAGGTATCTCTCCCACCTAAACGAACATACTGCCTGGGCGAAGAAGCGGATTGTCGATAGGCAGATGGAGGTTAAGTCTGGGTATACCGTTATGGAGAACGGGGTCAAGAAGGATAAGGGGTACTTGAGCTCTATTGTTGGAAGCACCTTTTACAACGATCCAGACAGTGTTCGTGGCAAGGACGGGACAATAATGCTCTTCGAGGAGGCTGGCGCTTTCAAGAACGGGGTCCTTAAGAAAGCATACAACTCGACACTCCCAGCCTTTACCGAGGGGGGGCAATCTTCTGGTATTATCATCGTCTTTGGTACTGGCTCGCAGATGGACGAGGGGGCTGATGACTTCTCGGATCTGTTTTACAATCCAGATCCGTACGAGCTTCTTCCCATTGAAAATATATGGGATGACGGTGCTGAGGGTACTTCTTGCGGTCACTTCTTTCCTGTTTACCAGAACTTATCTGGCTTCATAGACGAGCAAGGTAACTCGGATATTGAAGGTGCTAAGTTGTTTGAGCATGAAGCCAGAAAAAAGAAGGCTTCGCAGCCTAATGGCATCAAGGCCCTGGCCGCTCATGCGATAGAATTCCCCTTCTCGCCTTCGGAGGCATTTACGATAAAGGACTTAAACGACTTTCCGTCGGAGCAGCTTAATGCGCAGCTAAACAGGCTCAGGACCAATCCAAAGCTTGCTAATGCGGGCCAGGCGGTTACGCTGGTAAATATCGATGGTGAGGTAAAGGCTATTCCTGACTGGAATAATGAGTTACGGCCTATCAACGATTATCCTATACGAACCGATGATCTTACTGGTGCAGTCGTTATTTACGAGCATCCTGTTCGCCAGGCCCCGCCAGGCTTATACAAAATGGGCTACGACCCTTATGTCCAGGATACTAGTAATGGTACGTCGCTTGGGGCTGTGTATGTTTACAAGGCTACGGCCTCGATTGGCACTCGGGATATGATTGTCGCCGAGTATATTGGTCGCCCTTCCTCTCCTGACGATTGTCACAGGATTGTAGAGCTATTGGCAGAATATTACGGTGCTCAAGTAATGATTGAGAACATGGTAAAGGATGCTATAAGTTACTTTACCAGACGTCGCAAGGAGCATCTTTTATGTGTTCAGCCTGATGCTGTGCTCTCTGGGGTTATAAGAAACAGCAAGGTTGCCCGCAAATACGGTGTCCACATGAATGCTCAGATTAAGGACGCTATGGCTAAATACATAAAGAATTGGCTACTAATGGAGCGGGAGGCTGACGAAGATGGAAGGGTTTACACTAACATTGATTATATTTACAGTAAGGGGTTGCTGGAGGAGTTGCTTAAATACAACCCAAAGAAGGGTAACTTCGATAGAGTCTTTGCCTTTGGTATGGTAATGATTCAGCTCCAGGAGGAGAGTGAAGGCAAGGTCTATGGATCGCACGAAGAGCGTAATACGATGTCCGAGTTTGCTGATCTAATCAAAAAGAAGTATGCGTAAATTTGATGTCACTGATCACAGGATCAGTCAGTCTCAGAAGAACTCGAAGGGGAAGCAATGGTACAAGAATATCATTGATTACTACGATAGCCTGGCCTTTATGGCTACTGATGATATGTGGCGTGAGATTGGTTCTCGTCGCAACAGGATGATGATCAACTATGATCTCATGGGCAATAAGATCAACGAGGACGACTTCATGTACGTCACGAATCCTTGGCGTCAGAATGTTGGCCAGATGCCTGCCCGCCTTGAGAACAGGGATATTATCACCAGGAAGATTAATGCTATATTGGGTATTGAATACAAGCGTCCTTTTGAGTATCAGGTGGTCGCTGTCAATCCAGATGCTACCACCAGGCGGGAGCAGATGGAGTTCGATATGCTCAAGCAGGCTATAATGCAGACGGTGATGACTGGCCAGAGTCCAGACCAGGATTTACCCTACGAGGTAAAAAAGTATTTGGGGCGTGAATACCAGGACCCTGTTGAGGCTCTTGGCAATCAGCTTCTTCAATACTTGAGTAAAAAGCTTGATATTAAGGAGAAGTTTAATCATGGTCTCAAGCATGCTTTGATATCTGGATTTGAAATATACTGGGTTGGGGAGGAGAACGGTGAGCCTACTGTTAAGGTTGTAAACCCTTTGTATTTCGACTGTGATATGAATGGGGATATAATGAACATCGAGGATGGCCAATGGGCTGTCTGTGAGTACAGGATGAATCCAGTCGACGTCATCAAGGTTTTCGGGGATGAGCTTACGGACGCCGAGAAGCAGGAGGTATTCGAGTTGTACGATAATTTCTCGGCTACTTACAACCAGCGGGATATAAACGACGACTTTGATTACATCAGGGTTCTTCACGTTACGTTTAAGAGTCTCCGCAAGATTGGTTTCCTTCGGTATATGGATGAGGAGGGTCAGGAGCAGGAGATAGTTGTTCCCGAAAATTACCGAAAGCAAGAGACTGATATTGATCTCAAGTGGGCCTGGATACCAGAGGTCCATGAGGGTTGGCGTATTGGCCGCAGCATCTACAAGCGTATGCGTCCTATTCCTGGGCAGCACAAGTCTATGGATAACTTGTATAACGTAAAGCTTCCGTATTATGGTCGCATTTATGACAAGGATAATACAGAGCCGATTAGTGCGGTTGATCGTATACGATCGATCCAATATCTGTACAACATTCTGATGTACCGTATTGAAATCCTGATGGCCCAAAACAAGGGCCGCAAGGTTGCTATCAATATCGGGGCAATTCCTACGAAGTCTGCTAATATTACGCTTCCAGAGTTCGAGAGGTACTTGGAAGCCAATCCTTATTTCTACTTAAACCCTAACGAGGAGGGCAATCGTTATTCGGATATTACGCAGCTTGTTAAGGAGGTGGATCTCTCTACTGGCAGCGATATCAACATGTACATACAGCTTGCTGACTATCTGGACCGCATGGCTGGGTACATCCTCGGGGTAACTCCTCAGCTCGAGGGACAGATACAGGAGAGGGAGGCTGTGAGCAACGTACAGCGGGTTCTGTCGCTTTCTACCAACATTCTCGAGCCAACGTTCCAGCATCACGATGCGATCAAGCGTAACGTACTTACGGCCTTGATTGAGCAGGCCAGGGTGACGTATGCAAAGAACCAACCCAGGAGTCTTAACTACGTACTTGATGATGGCACTCTTACCTTCCTGACCATTGATCAGGAGAAGCTTGAT